CTTTTTTTATGCCCGAAGGAAATAAATTGAACTACGATATAGAACATTACGAGGCAAAGGGGTGGATGCATTTACCTTCTTTGATAGATGATGACATTATAAGTAAGGTCAAGAAGATCGGGGTTGAACTCCGCAAGGACTATCCTAAGTATTCGGACTGGAAAGGTATATCCTGTGCTGGTAAATTCAGTGAGGAGCTATTCAACATTTATACCTCAGAGGTCATGTATGATTTGACTAGACAGATACTGGGTGATGTGGTATACTTGTTCAACGATCAAATGGTTATAAAAATGCCTAGAGATAGTTTAGAGTTCCGAGCACATTATGATAATCAGTTTGGTCCTAATAAAAATTATGGTATTCATACTATAAACGTTGCATGGATACTAGACGACATAACAGCAACGAACGGGTCATTAGAAGTACAGAATATTGATAACAGGAAATGGTCCACACCTGTTTTGAAAAGAGGTGATGTATTAGTGATTAACGGAAACACTATGCATCGCAGTTACCCAAACAAAAGTCCACATGCAAGAGGTCTATACGCTTGTGTGTATGCAGACAAACCCATAAGTTTAGATGGGTTTTATAGAGAACCGTTTACACGATGAAAGCAATACAAATTGTTATGAAAGGAGACGAACGGTCTGAAGAGTACGCTGCACTCTCCCGTTGGTCTTTCCAACGCGCTATCGATGATGGTTACATTGACTCCATAGAAACCTTCGATGCCATCACTCCACAGTCTGATACGTTTCAAGAACATGTAGACAAGTACACTTGGTCCAAAAGTCTCATGACTCTAGACCTAAATTCAGGAAATGGAAAGGAAGACCATTCTCCGACAGAGAAGGCGGGGATGTGTTCTCACTGGGAACTCATGCGTCAACAGGGAGAGTCGAATGAGAAGTTCTGGATCATGGAACATGACACTTGGTTGGTGGAAGAGAGGTACGAAGCATTCAAACTTCTCACTGAGTACGCAGAGAACACGCTCTACGCGAATATAGGACTGTTCATGGGTATGTACTGCATGGACAGGAGTTTTGCGCACTGGTCTCATCATATGATGACTGGCGGAAACAACTTCCCAATCAACTGTGGTCCTTATTGCACATTACAACGTCTTTTCAGAACATATACTACAAACTGGCTTTCCCGACCAGAAATTGATTACTATGGAATTAGAAATACGGCTTTACATCCTTGGTTCGACTGTGATACAATAGGCGTTGGTCGTGACATTGGAGTTTACTTCAATAATAGGGACCGTCGCAAGAACGGCATACCTACACCTACCACACAGGTAATTTCTAAGAAACTTTTGGTGACACAAGACCATCATGGTTATAAAGAAGAACAAATTCAAATACCTTGGACTCGACATAAATTTTTTCACGTTATTGATTGACAACCCCCCTTACTTCATGTATAATGGTGGACATGACTAAAAAATTCTATACATCTGTTGTCCGATATGGTGACAAACTATTATACCGTGGATATGACGAAAACGGTCTCGCAACCAAATCTCGTATTCCATTCAAACCCACACTATTCATGTCCGGAGAAAGCGAGGAAGGTTGGACTACCCTAGACGGTATTCCGATGCAACCCGTCATCTTCGAGTCCATGTCAGACGCCAAAGATTTCAACAAACGTTATGAGAACGTCTCTAACTTCGAAATCGCAGGCAACACCAACTATGTCGCACAGTTCATTGCGGAAGAATGGCCTAATCAGATTCACTATGACCGCAGTCTAATCAAGACTGCCAACATCGATATTGAGGTCTTCTCTGCCGATGGTTTCCCCGCTCCCGAAGATGCGGCACATCCTATCACTGCTATCTGTATGCGTGAGGACACCGGAACATATTGGGTCTGGGGGTGTGGTGACTACACAACCACACGCGAGGACGTTCTGTACATCAAGTGCGACAATGAGGTTGACCTTGTGCGGAAGTTCGTTCGACGCATGGAAGAGTATGCGCCCAACGTGATTACCGGATGGAACACACGATTCTTTGATATTCCTTATCTCTATAACCGAATGGTGAAGTTGTTTGGTGACGACACCCTAGCGAAACGCATGTCTCCTTGGGGTCTTATCAAAGAACGTAATATCACCATCAATGGTAAACAGAACCAAGAGTATATCATCAACGGTATCGAGCAACTTGACTACTTGGAAGTCTTCAAGAAGTTTACCTACAATACTCTAGGTCAACAAGAGTCTTACCGACTCGACCACATTGCGAACGTGGTGCTGGGAGAACGTAAACTTTCCTATGAGGAACACGGAAATCTGCACACACTCTATGAGCAAGACTACCAGAAGTTTATTGACTATAACGTGAAGGACGTTGAGTTAGTCCATAAACTAGATGTCAAACTCGACTTGCTTGATCTCATATTCACTATGGCTTACAAGGCGGGTGTCAACTACAACGACACTCTGGGTACTACTGCCATCTGGGACACTATCATTTATCGACTGTTGAATAACCAGAAGATTGCGGTTCCCCCTAAGATCGAAAAACCCAAGACACCATACCCCGGCGGTTATGTGAAGGAACCACAGGTCGGTTCTCATGATTGGGTCACGTCTTTTGACTTGAACTCTCTATATCCAAACATCATTGTGCAATACAATATGTCACCCGAGACTGTTCTGGATGGATTCCAGAATGGTGTTTCTGTCGACAAGTTCCTCGATGGTTCGGTCAATATCGGTCAACAAGGATACTCTGTTGCTCCTACTGGTATTCGATTCACTCATGACCGTGAGGGTGTCATTCCCACGGTGATTAAACAGTACTACTCCGAACGTCGCGTGATAAAGAACGAGATGTTGAAGTCTCAACAAGAGATGCAAACTAATCCGTCCAAGGAATTAGAATATCGGATATCCTCTCTTGACAACCAACAGATGGCCATCAAGATTCTTATGAACTCCCTTTATGGTGCTCTGGGTAATCGGTGGTTCCGGTACTTCGACCAACGTGTTGCAGAGTCTATTACTCTTGCGGGTCAGTTGGCAATCAAGTGGGCAGAACGTTCAGTGAATGGTGCGATGCAAGATGTTCTCAAAACAGATGAAGACTATGTCGTCGCAATCGATACTGACTCCGTGTATATTCGCATGGGTGATTTGGTCGAGAAGTTTGCCCCGAAGAACCCTGTCAAGTTCCTAGACAAGATTTGCTCAGAACACTTCGAGAAGTCTCTCGCACGTGCGTACGCGACTATGGCAGATGCAACTGGTGCCTATGAGAATCGCATGGAGATGGGACGTGAGGTAATCGCAGACCGTGGTATCTGGATGGCGAAGAAACGATATATCCTCAACGTGCACAATAATGAGGGTGTCCAGTACGCAGAACCCAAACTCAAGATGATGGGTATCGAGGCAATCAAGTCTTCGACTCCACAGGTTGTCCGTGATAAGTTCAAGGAAATCTTCCGTGTTATAGTAGAAGGTACCGAATTCGACACACAACGGTACATTTCGGACTTTAAGTCCCATTTCAAGACCTTACCGCCCGAAGATGTATCGTTTCCTCGTGGTGTTTCTAATCTCGCCAAATGGCAAGACCGCAAAACTATCTTCAAGAAGGGAACTCCCATCCATGTGCGCGGTGCCCTGTGTTACAACAATGCGATTGATGAGAAGAATCTCGGTAAACGATATGAGACTGTCAAACAAGGTGAGAAGATAAAGTTCGTTTATCTCAAGATGCCCAATCGTCTGGGACAGAATGTTGTGTCATATCCTCTCAACTTGCCAGAGGAACTTGGACTCCATAAGTATGTGGACTATGACATGATGTTTGACAAGACTTTTCTAGACCCTCTGATTCCGATTCTAGATGCAGTGGGGTGGGACGCAGAACCACAGGCATCACTTGAAGACTTCTTCGGTTGACAGACCGACAATATTTTGGTATAATACCCCGTATGAAAGACTTAAAGACACCACTTCGATATCCCGGCGGCAAATCTCGTGCCGTTGATTTTTTATTCTCTCCGGAGAATATGCCCATTGCTGACATTCGCGAATACCGTGAGATGTTCCTAGGTGGTGGGTCGTGTGCGTTCGCGTTCACTAAAAAGTTCCCCAACATTCCTGTCAAGGTCAACGACAAATACTACAACCTGTATTGTTTCTGGAAGTCACTCCAGAGCCGTGGTCATGACCTTGCGGACAAACTACATGAAGTCAAGGATGAACTGTCTGACGCAGAAGATTCTTTACAGGCGCACCTTGACTACTACCATGTCATGCGCGAGGGTCTGAGTACCGTAGAGGACCCTTTCGAGATCGCATGGCGGTTCTATGTTATGAACCGATGCTCGTTCAGTGGATTGGGTGAGACTACTGGTTCGTTTTCAAAAGATGCGGTGCGTGACCTATTCAACCATCGACTGATTGGTAAGTTACCCAAGTTCTCTGCGTTGATGCGCAACTGGGAGATCACCAACGAGGACTACTCGTATCTGTTGGATGGTGCGGACAAGAACACATTCGTCTTTGCTGATCCACCATATGACATCAAGTCTTTCATCTATGGTAACAAGGGTGACATGCATGACACATTCTGTCACAAGCGTTTCCACGATGAACTCGACAACACCGATGCGATGGTGATGATCACCTACAACTCTAACGACACACTCAAGCAGGCATACACTGGTTGGAGTCAGTTGGAGTGGGATTTGACCTACACTATGGTATCCACCAAGAAATATACTGAAGAACAACATTTGAGGAAAGAGTTGTTACTTTGGAATTATGAAGAGCAAGGTGTATCTACCCTTGACGCATTTTTTGGATGATTGTTTCTTGAATAATTCGAAAAAAACACTTGACATATGTTCTCGAAACAAGTATAATGTTTACATAAATTGATGAGAGAGATATATTATGAGAGACCTTACTGAATACACCTACGAAGAACTTGCCGCTGCCCTTTATAAGAAGGGTATCAATGACGGTTACTCTAAAGTTACTGATAAGACTAAGTGGCGTGAACCTGTTATGGCTGATAAGTTAGGTCATGTCGCCCACAAGAAGATATCTGCTGGTGCCGGTAAGGATGAGTACGGTTCCGATGCTTTTGATCCGACCAACGGCAAGTATGCAGAATATAAGTCTAATGCAATCGACGATAAGAAACTCCGCAACCTGTTGCAGACTAGTAACGGTAAGCGTCGTTATGTTCCTCTCAAGGTGAGTGGTGTTTACAACGGTGCTTATAAAGAGTCTGCACTTGTCGCTTACGAAGATGTTGACCACTACTTCGGTGTATTCTATCAAGAAGAATGTGTGTTAGTAGTCAAGCCAAACACTACAAATGTCATGCGTCAATTGCGTGAGAATAACGCCAAGCGTAAGCCAGGCCAGACAACAAACCTAAACACTGTCGTTGTCGACTTAGGTGATCTGTCTTCATACGAAGTTTCCTACAAGAAGGAGAGTTTTTTTGCGACTAGTCAATAAAGACTGTATCGAATTTCTAAAGGAACTGCCAGATAATAGTGTGGATCATGTCAATTGCGATCCACCCTACAATATTGGATATGATGGTGGTGACGGATGGGACACGTTTCCTACCGAAGACGTGTATCTGGAATGGTGTCGTGAGTGGATAACTGAGTGTGCTCGTGTACTCAAACCAGAAGGCATGATGTGTATCTGGGGAACTCAGAAGACCGATCTTTTCTTTCGATTGAAACTAGAGGTCCTCAATAAAGTAGAGGGTCTTGTCGCACAATCTCCAATACATTGGTCCTACAACTGGGGTGGTCGTCCTAGAAATAACTTCGCACACAAGTTTGAAACTGCGTGGTGTTATTCCAAAGGTAAGACTTTCTTTTTCGACCGTACCCATGTTGAAGTGGAACGTAAGATGAAAATCAATGTGCGTACCGGAAAACCATTTGATAATGGGACAATCCCCACTACTATATGGGAAGGTAATCTCACCACTAATTCGTCTGAGGCTAAAGAGTCCAACTTCCACCCCACAGTGAAACCTCAGTTTGTTTTGCAACGCATGATATATGCATACACCAGAGAAGGTGACACCGTGTTAGATTGTTTCAGTGGTAGTGGTTCTACTGCGATTGCCAGTCTTGAGACCGGAAGAAAATTTATTGGGTGTGAGATGAGTTCTGAGTATTACGAAAAGTCTCTAGAAAGAATATCTAAGTACGAGTGTATACTTGACAGTTTCTTTGAATAGTGGTATAATTACCCCCATGTATGAACTAACCATATTCAAAAATCAGTTTGATAACAAGACCCATCGACGAACCACATTCATGAACTGGATGGACTTCGTTGTGTGTCTTCGTGATTCTTATACTAAGCCGGGAGAAAAAGGTGGACCTAATAGTTCTCCTCTTCTTACTCCTGCTGTTTTCGACGTGGGCACGACGCGTAGCAATAAGTCTGTTCTATATTGGAGTCCTTGGTGTTGCGTTGATGTGGATGATATTATCGACAATTGTAATACTGTAGAGTCTCTTAGAACTTGGTTGCAACGTAAGTATGGTCAGTATGATTATGTCGTCTACAACACAGCGAGTAGTACAGAAGAGCATCTAAAATTTCGAATCATATTCCGTCTCGACGAACAGGTTGAGAACAACCGCATCAAGTCGTTCTGGCACTCTCTCAATACCGAACTGGGAGACTTGGGTGATCCTCAGACCAAAGACCTTGCTCGCATGTACTATGCGCCTGCGCAGTATCCAAACGCATACTCTTTCTTTATGGTAAACTCCGGTGGGTCTTCACTCAACGTATCTGAGTTGATTGCAAAACATCCATACCACGAGAAGACGGGTAATACTTTTCTAGATAGATTGCCACCAGAGATGCAGAGTGCGGTAATTCAACATCGTAAGAATAGTCTAAATAACACCGACTACAGATGGTCGTCATACCGCGACTGTCCGTTTTGGCCTAAACGGTTAGGTGTTGAGTACCAAACAATCAATGAAACTGGTTGGTATTCTAAGATGTACAAGATAATGATTGCGGTTGCCGGTAATGCATATGCGAAAGGTTATCCCATCACCGCAACACAGATTGCAGACCTATGTCGTGAGTTTGACCGTGAAACAGGTAATTGGTATGAGAACCGTCCATTGACAGTTGAGGCGGATAGAGCATTGGAATTTATATACAGGAATAGTTGAAATGAATAGAGTATTAGTAACAGGCGCGGCCGGATTTATCGGAAGTCAGTTATGCGATAGATTACAGAAACGCGGTTTGTCAGTAAAGGGTATCGACAACTTCAACGATCATTTGTACACGCCTAGATTGAAGCGTGACAGGATGGTTCACTTCGGACTTGATATCTGGGGTTGTGACATGCGTGATGAGATCAAGCTGGAAGCGTTACTGGGAGATTTCCGACCAGACGTTATTGTCCACTTAGGTGCAATGGCGGGTGTTCGTGACTCTCTTGGTAAAGAGAAGAGTTATCACCAGAATAATATCGACGCGACACAAAACCTTATTGATATCTGCAAAAGACATCTACCAGATACTCGTATTGTTTATGCATCTACTTCGTGCGTATACGCGGGATCACCAGTACCGTGGGTCGAAGGTAAAGAGACAGGTAAGCAACTAAACGCATATGGTTACACCAAGTGGGCAAACGAATGTCAGATGCAGTCATCTGGTCTGAACACTGTCGGTCTGCGTTTCTTCACAGTCTATGGTCCTTGGGGTCGTCCAGACATGGCGTTGTTTGATTTTACCAAGAACATACTTGACGGAAAAGAAATTACCGTGTATAATTATGGTGATATGAAGCGTGACTTTACCTATGTGGATGATATCCTAGATGGCATTGAAGTCGTCTTAGATAACACCGACATCGAGTCTGGTGAGATTTTCAACATAGGACGTGGTGAACAGGTTGCGTTGATGGACTTCATCAATGAGATTGAGAAAAATACTGGTAAAGAGGCGATCAAGAATCTTGCTCCAAAACATCCAGCAGACACATTAGAGACTTGGTCCAATACCTCCAAGTTGCAAGCACTAGGGTACGAACCAAAAGTTAGTATCGCTGAAGGTGTCGAAAGGTTCTATGAGTGGTATAAAGAATATAATGGGATTGAATAATGTCTAGAATAATGCCTGAGGGCAACCCCTCCCGATTCCGTATTGGAATCGTTGGTCATGGATTTGTGGGTCAAGCGGTCGAGTATGCATTCACGCATCCTCTCGTAGACTTCAACTTCTATGATCCGAAGTATGATACTTCAGTTGAAAATCTGCAACATCTCCCAAAGGAGAACCACCCACAGTGTTTCTTCATTTGCGCACCGACCCCATCTAACGATGACGGTTCGGTAGACTCTACTATTGTTGAGGCAGCAGTTGCGAACTGTTTGGTCTATACCGATGCATTGGTAGTCGTGAAGTCTACGATTACTCCGGAGTCGGTTGACCGTTTATACTCTGCAATGAACAGAGAACAAGTAGACCGTTTCGTCTACAACCCAGAATTCTTGACAGAGAAGAATGCAAAGGCAGACTTTGTATGTGCGAAGTTTCATGTCATGGGTGGTATGCCTCAAGCGGCAAACGAACTCATTGACATTTATGAAATCTTCAGTGCATGTGAGTCTAACGACTATCACCGTATGACTGCATATGAAGCATCGTTTGTAAAGTACACGATCAATTCATTCCTGTCTACGAAGATCACATTCTTCAATCAACTATATGATCTAGTCAACCTTTATGGTTGTAACTATAACACGATTGTTCGTGCCGCAGGCAAGGATGAACGTGTAGGTATGGGTCACACCCGTGTGCCAGGATTTGATGGTAAACGTGGGTTTGGTGGCGCATGTCTTCCAAAAGATACGAGAGCGTTTTTAGACTTCTCTGCACATGAATTTGAGGACGGAACTGAAACTAGTTTCGATTTATTGCAAAAAGTACTTGACATCAATAGTGCTTATCGTGTACAATATGACCTCGATGAACGTGAAAAAGTAAACAATATTACATTCGTAGATTTTGGAGGCAACAATAATGTCGATAATGGACAAACTGAAGAAGAACTCGAAGATAAAGGAGACGGCGACACTCTCCACTAGTAAGTTCTTCACAGAAAAAGATATGGTTCCGACCGACGTTCCAATGGTGAACGTCGCGTTATCTGGTTCCGTAGACGGTGGTATCTCGCCGGGACTTACCGTCCTTGCGGGACCATCAAAACACTTCAAGACATCATTCGCCTTACTCATGGCGGGTGCATATCTTAACGCGAAACCAGACGCAGTCATGTTGTTCTATGACTCTGAGTTTGGTTCCCCTCAGTCATACTTCACTCAGTTCGGTATTGACACTAGTCGGGTATTGCACACACCGATCGCAAACGTTGAAGAACTCAAGTTTGATATGATCAACCAGTTGGAGCAGCTAGACCGTGAAGATGATGTCATTATCGTGATTGACTCTATCGGTAACCTTGCGTCTAAGAAAGAACTAGAGGACGCACTGAACGAGAAGGGTGTTGCAGACATGTCACGTGCTAAGGCACTGAAGGGTCTGTTCCGTATGTCCACACCATACCTTGCGATGAAGAACATTCCGATGCTTGCAATCAATCACACATATAAAGAGATTGGTTTGTTTCCGAAAGATGTTGTAGGTGGTGGTACTGGTATCTATTACTCTGCCGACAATATCTGGATTATCGGTCGTCGTCAAGACAAACAAGGTACTGAAGTAGTTGGATACGACTTTGTCATCAAAGTTGAGAAGTCTCGTTATGTCAAAGAGCAATCCAAGATTCCAATCGGAGTATCGTGGGAAGGTGGTGTACAGAAGTACTCTGGTCTTCTTGATGTTGCCCTTGCGGGTGGGTATGTCGACAAACCGTCCAATGGTTGGTATCAACGTGTTGACTTGACTACAGGTGAAGTACTTGGTTCTAAATTGCGATTGAAAGAAACCATGACCGCTGACTTCTGGGAACCTATTTTTGAGTCAAGTGATTTTTCAGAATTCCTTGCCAAAACGTATAAAATAGGGTATAATAGTCCGGTAAATTCAGAAGAACTCGTTGAGGAATTATTGTAATGAAGGATTTAGACTTGGACAAGCCGTCCGAAAACTTAGACTACAAGTTAGTCCCTGCAATTGGGGAAAACGGTAGTGACCTGTGGAACGTAGATTTATTACGTGCCCCGTGGGAGAATACCACTATAAGATATAACAATGTCCGCATCAATGGTGAGGAAGGAAACATTAGTTATAACTTTGATGTCATCTCCACAGAGAACGTCGAGTACACCATAGACAATATTACTTTGCAAGGATTTGCGAGTGAAGTGTTGGGTGATATTTTAGACGTTGCAATCACTGAAGGTTACTTACAGAAAACTGAGGATTCTAATGACGGAAATCAATCTACAACAGACGATTCTGCGGAATCTACTGACTAACGATTCGTATATGAGGAAGGTTGCGCCCTTCCTCTCTCCCGAATACTTTGAAGGTACTTACAAGAGTGTCTTCAAAGAGTTCACTGCGTATATCGCCAAATACAACAATCTTCCCTCTAAAGAAGCACTCAAGATTGAGATTGATTCTGAGGACCGTATGTCTGACGAACACTATCGTCACACTATGGATATCCTTCCAGACATCTTCAAGTATGCTGAGGAAGACTTATCGTGGTTGGTAGAACGCACTGAGAGGTGGTGTCAGGATCGTGCAGTATTCAATGCAGTGATGGAGTCCATCTCTATTATTGACGGTAAGCACCAAGAGTTATCCAAGAATGCGATACCCGATGTGTTGTCTAAAGCACTGTCTGTATCCTTTGACACTAACATTGGTCATGATTACCTAGAATCTGTGGAAGATAGATATGACTTCTATCATGAACAAGAAGAGCGTATTCCGTTCGATTTGGACTACTTCAATAGAATCACTAAGGGTGGACTACCTAATAAGACCCTCAACATCGCACTGGCGGGTACGGGTGTCGGTAAGTCTCTCTTCATGTGTCATTGTGCTGGTGCTGCCTTGTCACAGGGGAAGAATGTCCTTTATATCACTATGGAGATGGCTGAAGAACGTATCGCAGAAAGGATCGATGCGAATCTACTCAACGTCCCGATAGATCAGTTGGAACATCTGAGTAAGGACATGTTTTCAAATCGTGTAAAGGGTATCGCAGATAAGACTAACGGTAAGTTGATTATCAAGGAATATCCTACGGGACAGGCACACGCCAGTCACTTCCGTGCACTTCTAAACGAGTTGAAACTCAAGAAGAAGTTCACACCGGATATGATTTTTATTGACTACCTGAACATCTGTGCGTCGTCTAGAATGAAGTCAATGGGGGGTGCTATCAACTCCTATACATATATCAAGTCTATTGCGGAAGAACTCCGTGGTCTTGCTGTTGAGTTTGATGTTCCTGTCATTTCTGCGACCCAGACTACCCGTTCTGGTTATAGTAATGATGATGTGGGTCTGGAGGATACGTCCGAATCATTCGGTCTTCCCGCCACAGCAGACTTGATGTTTGCACTTATCAGTAATGATGAACTAAATGCAAACGGACAGATATTAGTGAAACAGTTGAAGAATAGATACAACGACCCTAGTGCCCACCAGAGATTTGTTGTGGGTATTGACCGGAGTAAAATGCGACTATTTGATGTCGATCAAAATGATTCTCCCCTAAATAAAGAGGTAGATGATGGTCCAGCATTTGATAACTCAAACTCGGGTCGTCGTGTCTCTTCTGAAAAGATGAACTTCGATGGCTTCACACTATAAGGACTCCATAATGGACCCGTACGCACACACTATAATTGCGATTGCTCTTTTGTTCTTAGCTAACTGGTTCGGTAAAAAATCGGGGAGACAAGAAGGTATAAATGCGGCAGTTTCATATCTAGTTGAGATGGGAGCATGTAATGAAGAAGATATCCAAAAAGCAAATGAAAGATTCATGGATGGAGATGATATTTAATAATGACTGAGGTAGTTATTCGTAATAAAGAGTTGTTAGAGACTCTAAACAGTTTCTCAGATGAGATGCTGTCTAAACCGTCGTACAACGACGAAAAGTATTGGACCTATCACGAACCAGAAGATGTTCACAAAGGGGAGTATTACACTTCTCGTGAATATCTAGAAGACTGTTTGTCTCGTGGTCGTGATGGTCTGGTTGGCCCGCCCGATAGATACTTCGCACAACCGATTTCAAAGATGGTGCGTGAAGATGAAGATATGTGGGGTGGATTTATGCAGAAGGTGAAGTATGACTTTGCCGCTCACCTAGGTGCGCATACATCCGCCCTACTATCTTACTATCCGCCTGGCGGTTTTGTGGGATGGCATACTAACTTTGATGCCAACGCATACCAAGTGTTGTTCACGTGGTCAGAGACCGGAGAAGGTTTCTTTGAGTACTATGACAAACAGAACGACAAAATAGTAAAGATTCCGGATGTGCCGGGCTGGCAGTGTCGTCACTATTATTTTGGTGCGGGTCATGAAGAAGACCTACACTGTTGGCACGCTGCATACGCTGAGTGTCAACGCATTACCCTCGCATATAAATTTGTGAATAACGGTAGTGTAGATAACCCTGAAGATGCGCAAGCAAGACAGATGCGTGATATGTTAATTGAAGAGATTGAAAATGAAGAATAATGATGTGGTGACAGTAGTCACAGTAAGTGGAGAATACGTAGGTCGTTTGGATGGTATGAATAGTAACGGTACAGTTACTCTCAAAGACCCACGTATGTTGATTCATGGCGATCAAGGTATCGGTTTTGCACGTGGTGTGTGTATGACAAGTAAGGAAAATCCTGAGAAGGTTTGTTTCCAACAGTATGTTCTGTGCACACTAACTAATGATGATTTTTCCGCAGCATGGACGGAAGCAACAAGTGGAGTGAAATTAGTATTATGATAGGACCAGAAGATAAAAAGAAAGTCGCAGATGCGATTAGAGAGATGTCTGACAGTATGTTACGTATTGATGCAGAGAAAGAGTTGATGAAGGACATCGTCGATGTCACTAACGAGAAGTACGGTGTTGATAAGAAGCACTTCCGTAAACTTGCGACTATATATCATAAACAAAATATGGAAGAGTCTCGCACAGAGGCTAATGAAGTTTATGAATTGTACGAGGAATTATTTCAATAATGCTTTTGACTGCCGGTTGTAGTTTCGTCTGGGGAGATGAACTGGAGGGTTTTGACCAAGACCCTCCTACACATTGGGATAAAACCTTCACGTCTATACTCGCTAAGAAACTGGATGTTGAGTATAAGAACCGTGGTATTTGTGGGGCTTGTAACGATAAGATTTTCCGTGAGGTTACGGACTATCTCCATGCGCATCCCAACACAGTCACTCACTTGGTGGTGATGTGGTCTGCATGGCAACGTAAAGAAGTCGTTGAGTATATGCCCAACGACCGCGATGTGAAGATCGGTAGACAGAATGATGTCACGCAGTTTTCACAACTTCGTACGGAATGCATTTACGATATGAACAAACGCAACACCTATCAACATATGTTTGAACATTCATATGATTCCAAAACAGATATCATGCACACTCTAACTAAGATGAAGGCGCTTGAACTAATCTGTGATGCGGCGGGGATACAACTGATTCAAGGCGTATTCCACTCAAGGAATTGGTCCAATGTTCAGGCTATACTGACAGACCGAAATCCAGACGATTCTTCTAACAAATCTTTGGAAGGAGAATATTCGATAAAATTCATTCCGGACTATAAGAAATGGTTGGTCGATTCTATCGGTTCGCTGAAGAGTTCTAGTCGTGTGGGTATGGGTCGAGGCAGAGATATGTTCACTATCTGTAGGTCAATAGAAGATATGAAAGAGTTCGGTCACCCCGGCGAAAGAACTCAAGTCATATTCGCAGACTTCTTGCATGAGATTTTTGCAAAGTCGAGTCAAGAAGAAGTATAAATAAACTAGAATCAACTAAATAAACTATGGAGTTTTGAGATGAGTGATGAACTAAGTAATACTTTATTCGCAGTAGGAGTTTTTTCTGTTGTCGGAGTATTCTTTGTATTATGGTTAAAGAATAGAGGAAAGAACAGCCGAGTTGTTCTGACTGGACCATCTGACGAACAGATTGAAACGCAACGTGTTGTGTTTACTAAGATGACCGTCAAACAACTTAGAGACTATATCCAAAAGAAAAGAATGTCGTTGGGAATCCCAGCAGGCAGAATGCCAGATCGTAAAGCAGCTTTGGTAGAGTATGCACTAGAACTGTGGCGTTCTCAACCTTGGTAAAATAAATTCACGGAATATGTAACAATGAAATCCTTTAAAGCATTCTTAGACGAAGGCGTAAACGATCCAGCAATCTTCAAGGCAATCTTCCTTGCGGGTGGTCCTGGCTCTGGTAAATCTTTCATCGTTGGTAAAACTGGATTACAGTCCCTTGGTTATAAGGTTGTAAACTCCGACGATGCGTTCGAGGCTGGAATGAAGAAGATTGGTATGGACATGACTCCAGACAACATCTTCTCACCAAAGGGACAAGAGGTTCGCGGTAAGGCTAAAAAACTTACTGGTACCAAAGAAGCAATGTACTTAAAAGGTCGTCTTGGATTAGTGATCGATGGTACTGGTAAAGATCCAGACAAGGTCGCAAATCAAGCAAAGAAAGTAAAGGCCATGGGTTACGATGTCGCAATGATTTTCGTAAACACAGACCTTGATACTGCTATCAGCCGTGATGCAAAACGTGCTCGTACCCTAGGCGAGAAAGGTGTTACTGAGTATTGGAAAGCAGTACAACGCAATATCGGTAAGTTCCAACGTATGTTTGGTAAACCTAACTTCTTGGTTGTAGATAACTCTGAAGGCAAAGACTACGAGAAAGAAACTCTAACTGCATTCCGTGATGCTAAGAAGTTCACTGACAAACCTGTCTCTAAGAAGGCACAGAAGTGGATTGATGCAGAACGTAAAAAATCCCAAAGATAGTTGACATCCCCCTCATAATATAGTATAATTCACCTCGTAATGCAAACAATAACTGAGGTGTTTTATGCTAGTTCAACTTGAAGTAGACGATGATAGTATTGATCAATTGATGGTCAGAACATTGTCTGATCATATTCCATACCTATGTCCCAAAGAAGAAATCGAACTCATAGACGCGATGAAACGCGTTTGTGACTACTTTAGCGTGGAGGGTATATAGTGAGTTATCAATCAAACATTGCCAGAGAGTACGCTGTACTACTCGCAAAGTCGGGTTCTAACCCCAGTCCTAAACAAAAGAAAGAGTTAGCGAAACTTCTAAAACTACTGCGTAAGACAGTCTAATGAGATTGCGCATAGCATCGTTCCTTGTGTCAATATCTGTGATTGGATATATAAACTATGTCAACGCACAGGATAATGCCATAGACGAAGACCTTGAATGTCTCGCATTGAATATATACCATGAGGCAAGAAGCGAAAGTCTTGCCGGTCAGTATGCGGTTGCGGATGTTACTCTCAATCGTGTGAAGGACAGACGTTACCCCTCATCTATATGTGGAGTCGTCAAACAAGCTGTACTGAGTCAGTGGGGAACTGAGAGAGGACTTGAAATACCTAGACGCAACATGTGTCAGTTTAGTTGGTATTGCGATGGTCTCTCTGACAAACCAGTAGAAACATATTCTTGGTTACGGGCAAAAGACGTAGCACGGGATATGATGTTCTTCCGTAAGTACAATGGAATAACCGAAGGGTCTACACACTACCACGCTAATTATGTAAAACCTGAGTGGAGTTCCCACGAACGGATGAGATTGATTGGTAGGATTGGAGACCACATCTTCTATAAAGAGGAATACTAATGTCAATCGATTATGCATCGCTTCCAACGGGGTTGTTTCCAGAAGAAGTAGAGGTAAATAATGCATATATATTGTACGATCATACAGGTGGACTAATCTGTGTGTACGGTGATGCAGAACGGGCAATAGACCGCGCTGCAGATGAAGTGACTAAGGACTACCAATACAATACAGTACATGTTGATGTGTTTGATTGGGCTATCACAGTTAGAGGTGATTTAGGAGAGGTGACGATCCTAGTAGAAAAAATCAACTAAAGTATTGACAAAGACGTTGTCTTTTGTTATAATACTGAAAATGTCCCGTTCGTCTAGAGGTTAGGACACCG